ATATAATGCTGCCCGCCGTCGGTGAAGATCTCGATGTTGTCGCCGTGAACCAGGCCGCGCACTTCCTCGCCCTTGCCGCTGTCGATGGGCCGGTCGATCATGTCGGAGGCGTCGCCGGCGCCCACGCTGAACTTGTGGAACGCCGTCGTGTTGGACAGCCAGTTTCCGAACTTGTAGTCGCGGGATCCGCCGATCATGAGGCGTTGTTCCGCCATCATGACGCTGCGCTGGTATCCGCGCACGGGCGAAAACACGGCTTCGTCCCAGACCGTCGTGGCCAGGATGCCGTCCAGGGTTTCGCGCACGGTGGCGGTTGCCGACGTGGCGCTTGCGACGGCGGTAATAATAACTTCCTTGGGATCGTCCGTCGCTGGAACGTCTGTCAGGCGGAAGATCACCCCAACATGAAGCGGATCGTCGAACACGTCGTCGGAGGCCGTAAGCGTGATCGAGCCGGTGGTGGCCGACGGCGTTATGGTAATGGCCGGATCGGCAAACCGGAAATACGGCTGGTACATCGGCTGGCCGTCGCTGTGCTCCTCAAACGCGAAGTCGGAGATCGTAAAGGTCGTTGAATTCGTCCTGACAATCTCCTTCATGGGCATGACGCCCGTTCCGTCGCACAGGAACATGGTATCGCCGCGCGCCGCCCATCGCAGGGTGTCCAGCATACCGTTGGTCCAGTCGGCATTGGACGTGAATTCGCCAACGTAGGTCAGGATCGGCAAAAGGTCCGCATCTTCGTCGTCGATCTCCCAGACCTTCAGGGAGGTAGCGGCGAACACGAAAACGTATTGCTGATCTTCGGAAAACTCGAACGGCAGGGCCACCGATTCGGCGGTGAGGGCCGAAATCCAGTCGAGCCCCCACCGTCGTTCGACCCCTCCTTCAGCCAGCAAATTCCAGTTGAGCAGCTCCTTGACGCCATGGGAGTAGGCGACGATGTCCTCGCGGGCGCGGCCGTCGGGCGTGATCTCGCCGAAGGATATGCTGTTCTGGGGGAGTTTGAACTTCCTGCTCATGGCTACACCGGCAGGCCGATGGCGAGAACGTGCAGGGGATCGGCGGTGATCGCATTGGTTCCCGTGTGATTTGTGCCAAACGCCTCGACGTAGTCGCCGTTCTGCAATTCGGTAAAGCCGAAGGCATTAAGCTGGAAGGCCTTGGAGGCGTTAACCGCTTCGCCCTTGGCGGCAACGTTGGCAATGGCCGCGCCGTTCAGGGCCAGCGTGACGCCGAGCTCCTGGGCCGCCGAGCCGCAGATCAGGGACGAAAAGATTCCGACGAAGAAAGCCCGGTCCGGTGTGCCGCCGTAGACCAGCCGGTTATCGACCGGCATGGTAAAATCCTTGACCGAGGCGTCAAGCGCCGTGGTTCCGGCCAGCTTGTAGAACGTCGTGGCGACGGCAACCGCGGTGGAGGCGCTGGCGGAAATCGTCATGGACGCATAGGAGAACTGGAGGGAAACCACCAGATCCCGCAGATCCTGGGCGGAAATAGAGCCAGCGGCCTGCCCGTCCTGGAACAGGGTCGTCAAAAGGGCTGAAATCGTCCGTTGTGTGTCGGCCATGGCTATCTCCGTACCAGAATGAGCTTGTTTGTCTTGACGTTGTCGGTGGTTTCCGACTGCGAATCCATCGCCTTGGCGCGGCGCAGTTGGTACAGGTATTTTTCCTCGAAGGCGGTGACCAGGTCCGCGTCACGGGCCAGCGCGCCGCCGAAGTCCGAGGCCAGCTTGTAGATCATGGCCATGCGGAAATACGGGAACCAGACGGTTTCATCGGCCCGGATCAGGTGTTCCGAGACGACTTCGTCGGCCGCCACGGCATTGCAGTAGACGCGGTCGCCGAAGATCTCGAAATTGATGGAATTGCCTTGCACGTACAGGCCACGGATGGCGATCGCCGACGGAGACAGCCGGTAGATGGCGCTCCATTCATGATCGGGAATATTGGTTCCGGCGTCCGTGTCGGTCTCGCGGCTGAGAACCTCTTGCTGCTTGGCCATGGTCCACGGATAGGACGAGATTTCGTCGGTGACCAGTTCCTCGTAGAGCTGGTTGGCAATGATGGTTTCGCGGTTATTCGGCGTGGCAAAGTCGGTGACAACCTCCCCGCCGATGAGGGTAAAGGCCCGTGTTGCAATGTCTTCGCGGGTGAGTCCCATGGGTGTCCTCGCGGCCTGAAGGGTATCGGATGGACGCCATTTGGACGCCATTTGGAGGACACGGCAACGCACGGGACAAAAAAAGAGGCCCGAAGGCCTCTAGTTTTACAGGAAGGTTGGCCTGGTCAGGCCGGGGTAATTTCCACCAAAACCCGCAGGGTTCCGGCTGTGGCAAACGCCGCCGAGGGGATGATTTCGATGGCATCGCTCTTGGTCACGGCGCAGGTAACGTCCGTGGTGTCGGTCGGCGTATCGCTGTCGGCATCGCCCACGCCCCCGGCATCCCCGACCACGACACTGAGGCCGGATACGGCGGTTCCGCCAAGTTCGAGGGTAATCGTGCCGCCCGTGGTGATGTCCACGGTGGAGGCCGTGTAAACCGCCGAAATCTGTCCGGTGCACGGTGCCATGACCCAGTGGGAGGTTCCCGCAAGGAGATCGGTCTGCTCGATGTAGTCCTCGATGTAGACCTGGGTTCCGGTGTCAACGGCAGGGTTGATTTCAAGGCAGAACCAGAGGTTGCCCTGAGTTGCGAAGGCGGCTGCCGGAATGATCTCGATAGCCCCGCCAGCGGCAACCGTGCCGGTGCTCGAGGCTTCGACTGCCGGCGTATCGGTGTCGATGTCGCCCACACCCCCGGCATTTCCGACGGTGACGGTCAGGCCGGTAACGGCCGTGCCGCCGATCTCGACGGTAATGTCGCCGCCCGTGGTCACGTCGTCGCACGAGATCGTGGTCAGACGGGCCACCTGTCCGGCAACCGGAGAAACGACGAACTGGCTGGTTCCGGCCAGCAGATCGGTCTGGTTGATGAAACCAGTCAGATAGACGTTCTGGGCGGCGGGTGCGTCCGGCGAAACCTCGATGATGGTGACGGCGTCGCCGGCGGTGGCGAAGTTGCTGTCACCGACCAGCTCGATGGCTCCACGGGCCGCGACGTAGTTTCCGACGACGGCGGCATCATGGAACATGTTGGTCGGAACATCGGTAACGACCGTTCCGGCTGCGTCCGCATCGGCGATCACGTTGGACAGGCCTTCGATGGCCGATCCGCCGATCTCGACGGTGAGCGTGCCGCCCGTGGTGACGGCGGAGCGAACAACCGTCGTCATGCGGGTGACATATCCGGCAAGCGGGGTAATCACGAAGCGCGAAGTTCCGGCGAGCAGCGGCACCTGGTTGATGAGGCAAGGCAGGTAGATCTTCGCCGAATCGAACACGTAATCCATGTCGACCTTGGTCAGCGAAATCTCGAAGCCCGAGTTTTCAACAAGGTACTGGCCCCCCGAGCCGTCGGCCTCGATGGTGATGAGGTCGCGCGGACCGAGCATATTCAGGGCGTCGCCCGTGAAATAGCCAGCGGCAATGATGGTGGAGAGCGCGTCGGTCGAGCGGTAGAACCAGAGATTGAAACCGTTTGCCCCGCCGAGAAGCGCCAGTTTTGCGATGGTGAAAGCCATGAAATAGCTCCTTCTGCGGTTAAACTACCGTTACCGATCCGGGTTTAGTCGGAATCGGTTTCGGTGATGGCGAGGCCGTTGGAAACGTCCACCGTGGTTCCGTCGTTGGTCAGAACGTTGACGATGTCGGTCGTCGGCGTGTTGGTGTCGATGCAGATGATGACGTCGCGGACACCAAGCATGTTGACGGCGTCCCCGGTGAAATACGCGGCGGTGTTCACCGTGGCGATGGCGTCGGCCGAGCGATACATCCACAGCGAAAAGCCGTTGCACGTCGCCAGAAGCCCGAGATTTGCAATTGCGAAGGCCATTTGGGTAACTCCCTTCAATTGGGCCAAGAGGCCGGGCCGAAGCCCGGTCCCCGTTGAGCGACGGCTTAGGTCAGCGCGTCCGCAAAGTCCTGCTGATAGACGGCGTTTCCGTCGATCAGGCAAGCGCCCTGGCTCATCATGTTGTCGATGAAGTGGGCCGCGTAGAGGCCCTGCCAGGTGATGTCGGTCATGATCTCCTGCCCGATGGCGTGGCCAAGGGCGGTTTTGTGGTAGATCAGGCAGTTGGTCTTGGACGACGCACGGGTCAGGCCCGAGAACGGCATCCAGTGGAAGGTGTTCCAGAACTTGGCGGAAGTCGTGCCCTGGTGCGGCCGCACGTCCGCGCCGACGTAATCGGCGTTGACGAACTGGTCGAGCTGCATCAGGTGGCCCCACTGAGCCCAACCGACCATCCAGAACCGTTGGCCGTCGTCCGGTACATCGGCGTTGCCGAAGACCGTGACCATGGCCGACACGTCGGCATAGTCGAGGCCGTCGGTGATGACGCTCACGGCGGAACTGTTGGAAGTGGTTTCGGCGGCGGTGACGATGAGCTCGTCGGTTTTGCGACCCAGGGCCCAGGCGCCGGAAGCCGCTGCGATCTCCATTTCGGAGATATTCAGCTTCAGCACGTCGAGCTTGTCGACGAATTCGCCTGCGTAGTGGTCGGTCAGGGTGCATTCGACCGGGGTGTGGTCGAGGTTCATCACCGGCACTTTGCCGTGCCGCGATTTGGTTCCGGCAGTACCCTTGCCGACTTTCTGGAAGGTGGTCGATTCGCCGTTCACATCGTTTTGCGTGCGAATCGTACCGCGAAGGTGGGAGCCGCGCCGCTGGTAAGCGATGTGCGCGAGGCTCTCATATTCCTTGATAAAGGCATTATCGACGGTCGGGTTGTTGACGGCCATGATGGGCTCCAGTCTTGTCAAAAGAAAACCGATAGCGTTTTCGGTTATCCTTCAGATAGAGGGAGCCGGTTGTCCGTCTGCCGGGCTGGAAAGGTTATCCCGAGGGGCCTTTTTACCGGGGTTCGGGCCGGGTTCGTATCGTCCGGGCCGCAACATTCAGTGGACATAGAAACGCCGGGGTTGCCCCCGGCGCAACGCACAGGATGATTTTTCTACCGTCCGCGAGGCGCGTTTCGCTCCGGTTCCTGGTTGCCGGGATGGCGTTTTTGGAAGCGGGCGCGGACCTCTTTGGTCATGGCTTCCTTCTTGACCGGATCGTTTTCGCTGAACGCTTCTTCCTGCATTTTCTTGGTTTTGGCGTCGAACTCGACGGTGTTGGCCGGGTTGTCCTCGTCGCCGCCGTCCTGCGAGCCGTAGGTGCTGTCGCCAAGCGGCGGGGCACCGGCCTTGTCCATCATTTTTTCGACGGCCGCGATGCCTTCCGGCGTCACCACGAGGTTTCCGAGAACGCCGAAACCGTCTTCACCGACGATGCCCTTCATGTAATCACGGGCGCGATCCATACGTTCCTGCCCGCGTTCACCGAGGGCGGTCGCCGTGGCGGTGATGTCCGGCAGATCGGCGATCATGTGCTGGAAGTAGGTTGCCACGCCCTTCTCGAATCCGGCCTGGTCGAGGCCGTTCTCGAAGGCGGTTTCGCGCCAGAAGCCGACCAGCGGGTGATCGGGCTTCAGTTCGACGGAATATCCCTGCGGAACCTCGACGTTGTCCGGCAGTTTGAAATCATACTTGTCGGCGGCGGGCGGGCGATTGGCGAAGCGTTCGGCTTCGACCTCGCCGCGAATCGTATCGCGGGCGGCCGACGAACTGACCTGGAGCTCGTTGTAGGACTTGGACAGTCCGGCCACATCGACACCGGTGGTTTCGTTCCAGAACTTGTCGGCGAGGCCGTCGGGACGGGCCGGAGGCGTGCCGTCGCCGCCACTGCCGCCACCGTCGCCGCCGTCGTCGCCTTCGGCCGAGCAGAAATACGTGAATTCGTCGAACAGCCTGAACTTCATCATTTCCTTTTCCTTCCTCTGTCCGTTCGCGCCTTGATGACGCCGTAGACATACCGGCCCCCTTCCTGGTGGATGAGGGTGTTCGGGTCTAGCTGATCCGGACCGTTGATGCGGTTGACGGTAATCGAGGCCAGATAGGCCAGGACTGTGCGGCCCTGCGCGCCGCGAAAGCAGGCGGCGAAGGCCTCGTTCAAAGCCATTTCGGCCTTTTCGGTTCGGGAAATCCCGTCGACGCGGGAGGGCTTGCGGCCTGCGGCGCGAACGACAAGCGCCTTTTCAATGGCTCTTTTGCCTCGGGCTACCTTGTCGTCGGGGGTGTCCGCCATGCGCGAAAGGCTAATCCTTTACGCCGCGTTTAGCAAGTCCTGGACGTTGCCGCCCGGAGGACCGTCGGCCTGCGCCTGTCCGGCCATATCGGCCAGTTTGCCGGCCAGTTCCTTCAGTTGCGTGTTGGAACGGGCCAGGTGTGCGGGAATGCCGTGCAGTTTGGCGAGCAGCTGGACGGTCTGTTCGGCATCGATGATAAAATTCACCATTTGCGGTCCGAAGCGCATGCCGACCTGCTCGAGGAATCGGTCGATGGCGAGGATCTGTTCCATGTCGGCGGCTTTCGCCAGCGGCGACACGGGGCGGATTTTCATGAACTTGCCGTCGAGGCGCGGGATCTCGATCTTGCCGGCGGCGCGGCGCAGGAAGATCAGGCGCTTGACCAGCGGCTTCTGAAGCTCGTTGACCATGCGTCCGAACGGCGATGAGATCCGGCGATTGAGATCGGAAATCTGGCCTGCCGCTTCGGTGGCCGTGGGCGGGGTTTTCCCCTCGCGGGCCAGCGGATCGGAAAACAGGCCGCGTTTGATGTTCTCGCGCATGTCCGACAGGATCAGGTTGGCGAACTCGAGGCGGCCGGGGGCCTCCAGCGGTTCGAGGCCGGAGGTTCCGGGCGACTTGGGAATGATGGTTCCCGGCACGAAATCGATGGTGTCCGGATTGATGGCGTCGTCGTCCGTCTGCCACATGCCGGCGAGGGACTTCTCGGCGTTCTCGAGGATCAGCTCGATGGTCAGGTTGACGGTGCGCACGTCCGGCAGGGTCGCCATGAGCGGGCCGCGTCCCCAGGTTTCGCCCGCGCCGGTGGCCCAACGGAACGGAATCCACGGGCTTGCGCCTTCGCCCTTCAGATCCTTCTCCCACAGCATGTGCTTGTCGTCTGGCCAGATGACCTGGTGGTGGTGGGTAATGGCTTCCTTGATCGAATAGTCGCGGCAGGTTCCCTCGACGAACTTGAGGGGCTTGCGCGGTTCCTTGTCGATCTTCTCCTGGAGGTTCTGGGAGATCGTGGCGTCGGGCCAGCGGATCAGGACGTCCTCGGCGCGCACGATGATGTCGCGGAAGATCTCGTCGATGCGGCCGAACGGTCCGCGATTGATATACAGTTCGGTAATCGGTACGGCGGTGAACTTGAAGTCCGCGTCCAGGCCGCCGTCCTCGGCATAGAGAAACCCCGTGCCGATGGACATTTCCTGCACGGCCTCGTCGCTTTCGGACGAGAAATTGCTGTCTTGCAGGGACTCGAAGACGTCCTTTTGGATTTCCTCGAGGGCTTCGGCCATGTCCTTTTCGTCGTCGGTGTCCTTAAAGTCGGAGCCGGGTTGCAGCTCGACCCAGGCGCTGCCGTCGGGAATGACGCCGGACTTGATGCGCGATGTGAAATCCGTCACGGCATGGACGGCGGTGGAATCGAGAATGTCGTCGGTATTCTTGCCGCCTTCGGCCTGCTCGAAGAAACCCGAGCGGTTGGGCATGGCATAGTCGTAGCATTCCTGGAACACGGGCTCCCAGTGGGAGCGCAGCTCGACGGCCTCCTTGTACTTGGCGGTGGTCTGTTCGACCTTCTTCGGCTTGGACCCCTGTTTGGTAACGGGATAGGCCGTGGTCGTGTTGGCGGTGAGCTGGTTTTTTTTAGCCATCTAGCTGGACCTGAAAAAGCCGCGCGGGCTGAGGGTATCGAAACCCGTGAAGTCGCCGGAGAACAGGGCGCGGGTTCCGCGGTTACCGCGTGAGGACTGGAGGGCTTCTTCTTTCTTGCGGGCTTCGGCCGCCTCGCGTTCCTCGGTGGCCTTGCGTTCGGCCTCTGCTTTCTGCCGTGCCAGTTCGGGGTCTGGTTGGGCTCTCGGAGGAGCTCCGCCACCAAAGATTCCGCCCATGGGATTTATCCTTTCAGGGGTGCGATGTCGCTGAAGGCTACCTTCGCGCCACGTTTGCGCAACGCACGGAATAGTCCGTCGGGTGTGGCGATCCATCCCGGCAGGCTGGCCAGGGACGCCATGATGGGCACGCAATACCGGGCGAAAGGCCCGGAAACCATGGGCGCGGGCTTGTCCGGGGCTTTGTATTCGAGGATCTCTCCGCCCATCAAACGCACGTTGGCGATGATGGCGTCGACCTCGTCCGGATCGAGGGTGTCGACGAACAGGCCGCGCTGCGACCATTCGCACAACAGCCAGACGTCGCTGCTGGTGTCGTATCGAAACGCGATAACGTGCCCGAATTTATGTCTCAGGAGAGACAGTCCGGTGCGCCACCAGACGGGCTCGTCACGGTTGGGGACGAAGGCGTAGTACCACCACTTGAGGCCGATCATGGCTGCATCGGTCCTCTCATCCTGCGTTTGAAGGCGCGGGGTTTCTTGCCGAGCTTGCGATCACGGCGGCGGGCGATGATGCTGTCGCCGCGTCCGGCCACGCCGGGTTTCGGGGCATGGTCGGGATCGCGCACCAGATGCTTGGCCTCTCCCTCGCCGACCATGGCGTATTGCAGGGCTTCGGCGGGATGGCTGTAGCGGTTCTTCTCGGCCTCGCCGGCGTAACGTTCCTCGCGGGTTTTCAAGCGGCGGCGCTGGTAACCGCCTTTCATGGCGGCAAAGGTAACCGGGCAGTTGACCCTGTCGATCTGGAATCGGGGCAGGCCGTCGCTCATTTCCATGAGCACGCCGTTGACCGCGCCGATGCGCAGCTCGAAATCGTTCGTCGGGGCGGGTTTTGCCGGGATGCCGTTGCGTTTGAGCACCTGGAACGGGGTGGTTTCGTCGGTCTGGGCTTCGGCGTTGCCGGCGGGGTCGCCCCAGAACTTGATAAGGCTTTCGCGCCGTGCGTACCAGTCGGGATACTTGTCGGACAGGTGTTCGTGCAAGCGGGTGGCGAGGCGGGCGGCGCCCATGTGCTGCGTCACCACTTCGGACAGCACGCGCCAGCGTCCGAACGGTTTCTGGCAGATCACGGCGGCGGGCGTCAGGCCGAAATCGATACCGACGACGATAGGCAGATCCGGGTACGGTTCGATGGGTTCTTCCGGCGAATGGGTTTCCTCGTTGAACTGGTCGTAGATGGCCTTGCCCGAAAGCTCCATCCCCAACTCATTGAAAATATAGAGTTTTATCCAGTCACGGCGTTTGCCGGGGAGGAGGTTGTCGTAATAGCCTTCGGTCAGGTTGACGACGTTCTCGGCCTTGGGATTGGGCCGGTATCCGATCAGCTGCTCGGTGCCTTCCTCGCGGATCTCCAGCATGGCGGGCGGCTGGCAGAAGAACTCCCAGTTGGGCGGACGAACGAGGGTAAGCACGTCCTCCTGCGTCATCCATTCGGGCGGCGGCTGTTCTCCGGCCATGATGGGCCACCAGTGATCCGGGGCCATGGCGTTGGTATCCATGACGCCGTACTTGCGTTTGCAGCCACCGTCCTTAACGGCGGGATAGCGTCCCAGGCGTCCGGTCAGGCCGTCGACGACTTCCTTGGGCACGTCGCGGGCCTCGTTGACCCAGAACGATGAAATCTCCAGGGACAGCAGCCGGGAAACGTCGTCCTCGGTGTTGCACGGCATGAAGATCACTTCCCAGACGATGTCCTCGTAGCGGATACGGTGGGTAAACGGCGGCGACCATTTGAACTTGCCGAACTCGGATTCCGGAAACCAGTCGAGCCAGGTCTTGATGGTGGTGGTTTCGAGCATGGGGTTGGTTTGCCGGACGACGACGGAGCGGCTGTAGCGCAGGCCATCGGCCTGGACTGTCTGCTGCGAGGCGTTGGCAAAGAGATCGACGACGCAGGCGCTCGAGGTTCCCGACCCGATGGGTCCGCGAATTCCCCGCACGAAGGCCTGGGAATTGAGAAACCTGGAGAGCACTTCGCCGTCGCAGGTATAGCCGGTGTTCAGGATGCTCATATTTTCTTCGCTTGCTCCCTGAAGGCTTCGTCATTGGACGTGCCGGTCGGCGTATCGACTTCGCCGCGTTTATCGTCAACCGCTTTTCGGATTAGATTTTCGGCGGCGTTTGGGCCGCACCCCTGGATCATGTCGTCCAGCTCCCGGATCGACACCGGCACCCATTGCAGGCTGATTGCCTTGCGGTGTGCGCGGAGTGTCGCCTGCCGCAGGATCGAGACCTCCATCGGGTTGAGGATCTGCATGAATCCCACCATCGGCTTGGCCGTCGTGTGCGTCGTCGAGATCCACCGGATCAGCCGGTCCGCTCGTTCCAGGTTCCAGTTCGGCGGAATCTGAACGTCCAGCGGGTGCGTCATCGGCAACATCGGCGGCGGCGTTCCGTTGAACCTCGGCATGGGTTTCCTCCTCGATGTTGTAGTGAAGACCGAAGGCCTTGTGCTGGAGAACGTAGCCCTTGGCCAGAACGACGGAAATCCTTTTCAGGGATTCGGCGATGGAAACGAGGGACTTGTGAACGTCCCGGATCTGGTTGTCGTTGAAGTTCATTTGAAATTCCTTCCTGTTTTCAATGACTTATGGGAGGACGGTCGAAAGAACCAGTCCGACGATGATGGTGCAGACGTAGGCTTCCCAGATGGAAGCCCCGAGATCCATCAGTAATCCCCGTCGCTGAGGATCTCCGCCATGGGTTTTGTCGACGGGATTTCTTGCAGCTGATACCGATACATCTTGTGTGGCCGCAGGCCGACCTTGGCCAGGGCGGCGTCGAGCAGGCCCGTGGCCTCGTCGGCATCGCGTGCGAGCACGATGGACGAAACCCTGTTGCCGTGCTCGAAACCGTCGTGATCGGTACAGGAGAAAAGTTTGAGAGGGGCCGGTCTGTCTTCCGGCTGGTGCATGATAACACGTTTTGATCTCGCCATCGGGAGGTTCTCCTACAGCAGTATTTATTTATATCTCTCTTAATCTGTTGTTGGGATAGCCGGTCCCTGTGGAAAACTCGTGGGCCTCGGGCTCTCGGGCGTTGACTCGTAAGGGTCGAGCATGGTTCCGGACCCTGGGTTCGGGCTGTGGAAAACCCGTGTATGCTTCGGTGGATCTTTTGGCGGATTTTTCGCCCCCGATTCAGTACCCGACTTGTCCACAGGGTTATCAACAGGGGTAAGGCCGTAGATTTTGCTCATCCGTTCGATGATCTCGTCGATGAAATCAAGGTCGTCGTTTCTGATCGCCCTTCTAACCGGGTCGCCGTCGGCCCGTTTCAGCGCACCGTCAAAAGCCGGATCGGCGGCTTCTTGCTCCTCAATGTCAAGCTCCACCTCATCGGCGGCGGTTTCCGGGCAGCCGTGCGGGCAGAACGTGCCGCGCGCCGTGGTAATCAGGAACTCGTGACAGTTCCAGCAGCGTCCGCCACTGTTCGGATCCGCGGCCTGCTCGGCGGCGGTTTCGGGCGGCGGTTCGTCCACCGGCTCGTCAACGGTGATTTGCGAGGATTCCGGGGATAACTTCGGCCAGCCAGTGTCGGTAACGGTCGCCGCGATCTGGCGGATTCCCACTTCTGCAAACTGTGACCACTCGTCCAGCCGCATGACGTCCTCGGGAACGAGGATCTCCACTGTCAGGGGATAGGAGCTGTCAAACTCGTTGTAGACGTCGTCGATAGTCGCCGTGTCGTGGATCGGTATCAGCGCGGTAACGAGCGCGCACCTTGCTTTTGCTTCAGCCATAATCATGCCCTTCCTTGTTCTGCACGAGGCTTTTCGCCTTCTCGATAGTGCAAAGTCTTCCATACAGCGGACCGGACAACCGCTTGGCAATCGCCTTCAGGGCGTGCCTGCGCGTCTGCCGACTATCATATTGGTAGGCATGGAACTCCGCCTGATGGGCGGGCAGTTCCTCCATAAACCTGAAGCCCTCATCCTCGATGTAGCGGCTCCACCACGCAGAAGGGCCACCCGGATAGGCGAGCTGGCGCTCGACATGAACGGCCTCATGATCCTTCAATTGCGAGGGAAGGGTTCCGGCGTGCGGAACGAAAACATCCGCGCCATACGTGATAACCACACCTTCAGGAGGATCGAACGCTTCGCAGATCTGATCGAAATTTGGCGGGTACTGCCAGAATAAAATTCTCACGCGGCCCCCGAAATATAATTCCAAACCCAGGACGCGAACACACTACACCTTAATTTTCAGTAAAATCAATGTCCGTCGCTTTGCTGACATCAATAGCAGTCGGGTGGATGGAGGGTGTAGAGCGTGGGCTCTCCCGGCGTTTTTCCCCCCCACCCCCTGCTTCGTGTTCCTGCCCACGGGTCCCATCCGTAGCTGAGGCCTCATCACGCTGCGCTGGTGAGCGGAAGTCTATTCGGATCATACCTTTGAAGGCAGTATGCGCTGCCTCCTGTGGGGCTATGCCTGCTCTGTCCAGCACACCCTCTGATGCTCTCAACTGCACGTGTTCGTTGTCGGCATGGTCAACCAAATGTTCTATACGGTTCAATGCCTTAACGGTCATTCTGAGGTTCAGCCCACTCATCAATGCATCGCGTATTGCCTGTCTTACGTGAGGCTTTCGGAGCATCTGCGACCCCATGCTACTTGGGTGTTTAGTGCGGGAACCTGCGGCTTTTATGGCTTCTGATCCATTTGCTCCGTTGCTAATGAACGCAGCAACGAACCGCTCTTGTAGCGGTGTTAGCTTACTGTCTACGGGTGCAAGTGTCTTCAAGGCTCCGCCATCCTGCTTGGCTGCGAGTTACAGCATAGAAGACTGCCATTCCGGTGTTGTCAACGCCCACGTTGTAAGAGACTGGGAAGATTGAAGGAATTGGCACTGGTGGGTGATCCCACGGTATGACCCCATTCCTGTAGTGCGATGTGACCTTCACCGTGACCGCGAGGAGACTGCGATGAGCTGTATGCGCTGCGATCTGTGCGACGCTATCATCGACACTGACTACGATGTTGAAGGCCTTTGGGGTGTGAACAACGACACGCCCAACAACGAGGCCTTCATCTGTCGTTTCTGCGTCGAGACCCATGAACTTGAACCGGAGGAATAAGCGATGAGCATACGACTGAGCGAGAAACACTGTGTGAACCCGAGCATGGGAATATGCTTCTGGTGCGGCGAGGACCACGGTACTGTCATCCTGCCTGGGCGCTTGCCCGGCGATAAGGAAGCGCCCCGTCACATGATGTGTTCCATGATCCCTGCCCCAAGTGCAAGGAGATCATGGAACAAGGCATCGCTCTTATCGAGGCAACCACCGAGGCGCCAACACGCAACACCATGCCCATCAACCTCGACTGGAAGAAGTACGCCAAGGGCCAGTGTTACGGCCAACAGGCGATATTCCCCACCGGCCGGTTTATGGTTGTCACCAAGGACGGTGTTCGACGGGTGCTTCAGCACGTCGACATGGACCAGCTTCTGAAGGCCGGAAAGGCGTTCCTTGATCCGCCGGCATACCAGATGATCCTGGATCGCTGCCCTACTCCCGAAGACGTGTCCCCCACCGAACATTAGAACCCCGTCGGACCCAGGCCGTACCGGTGGAGAGGTTTCTCTCTCTCTAATGTGCGGGAGTATGACAGGGACTACCCCGGCCACTGGTCAAGGATCAGCGAATAGTGCTTGTCGCCGTGCTCGCAAGTGCTGCGCGCGGCTCGTAATCGCAATGCACTACCAGATGGTCGGGGCACTATTAGCAGCCCGCTGCGCGGCGGCTTCGCCGTCCCTGACAAGTGACCTTCCCCTGTCGCCGCACGGATGTAGAGAGTGGCGATGGGCCACTTGCTGACATGGGAGATCATTATGGCTGAGATTCTTGCACTTGCGGTTGTAGTGGCCCTTGGCGTCCTCTTTCTGGTCTTCAAGTTTGGACCACTTCGCCGTGTACTGGCGTTTGACGCCGTGATCGACGTCGTCGCCACCACAGTCCTGTTCATCGGCATGATGGGAACTTTCGCCGGCGTCACCATTGCATTGGTGGCCGGCACCATCATCAGCATTTCGCTCTGGGGCCTGAAGCGGCTCATCGGGGCGGACACCCTGACCCCCAGGGGTTGGGTAACGACCGAACGCCCGCCACGCAGAAGAGTGTGGCGTCGTTTCGTGCAATGACCCTGCCGGTAGGGAACACCGGATAAACGCATCGAACACATGGAGAGTATCATGAACGCCGAATCGAACGCCCAAACGAAGGCTCCGACCGAACCTACCGCCAACGATCAGGCCCTCGCCGATCCGCAACGCGACGACCAGGAACAGTACGACGAGTATGTGGCGAACATCGCCCACAGCATCGCCGACATTGCCAACCACCTGACGGACTACGTCGGGCCGGAGGCCGACATGAACGGCGAGATCCGCGAAAGCGAATTTCTCGTCCCGTTCCTGACTTCCAAGGTGCTTGGGATGCTCTGCTGGGCCAGCAACAAGACGGTCGACGACAGCGTCGCGTCGGCACGTGGCCTTGCAGCCCGCGGCGAACGCCTGCGCCGTCGTTTCAACGGCAGCGAGGTGGATGACCTGGCCCTCCAGGAGAACAACTTCCGGGTCGGCCAGAGAATGCACCAGATCCGGGTCGCCAAGGCATTCCAGGAGGCCGCCAAGACGGTCTACGCGGAACAGACCGGCCGCGATTACGGCATCGCCCAGACGAACCCGAACGCCGCCCAGTCAATGGCCGCCATGGAGGCTGCGGCCCTGGCCAAACACCTTGGCGCGGACAGCAAAGACGCGGCCGCCGCACAGCAGCCGAAAGGCTACGACCGACGGCCCGCCATCTGGAAAGATCCCGCCAGCGGCGAGCGGTACGCTTTGAACTCCGAAGGCGTCTACGAACCCATCGGATAAGATTCTCCCCCGACCTGGTGGGGTGCCTGGACAAGGGCGCCTCACCCTTTTTTGATCGTTCTTCCCACCCCGCACAGCGCACCAGGCGACTGGTGCTTCGGGGAAGACGAGAGCCCTCATGGAGGTTTCATGGCCATTTGCAAACGTTGTAACCAGCCGATTCCCACCGACCACGTCCAGTATATCGACGCCATTGGTGGCGACGAATACCATGCGACGTGCGCACCGTCCCCCTTGGACGCCGATCTGGCGCGCCGCCTATGCGTTCCTCTTACCGTTCTCGACGAGATCCCTTCGGAAAAGATGGCGGTGTATCGCAATCTTCTCGCTCTCGAGGACCAGGTCGCCGAATGGATGTGCGGACGTGGTCCCCGACCTGAAGGCATCATCGTATGCCTTCCCGTCGATCACCCTAAAGGGCGCGGGTTTGGATATGACAAAACCGACGCGCCCACCGGCAACGTGTGTCCCGAATGTGGTGCATGTCAGCATAACCCGGGCAACTACCCCGGTGACACGGAGCCCTCATGAAGCAATGCCCCCTTTGTGCCGGTATCCTGTGCGTCCTGGGACGCCTGGGCAACGTTCTCTGGTTTCGCTGTAACGACTGTGGCACTGACCTTCAGCTCAGCGCAGCCGACCAACATGGTTGTGACGACTGCGATGTGGGAGAGGAATTAGACGACTGACACAAAAGCCCTCATACGGACACGTTTTGACCGTGTCTTTGCCCGATTGGCGCTTTTCCAAGGCCATCGTCGTCACCACAGCGCCAGACATCGTCCAGGCAGCGATCGTTGACGAAGACAGCGACGACTATGGCAAGATCATCACCGTGGTTCCGAAAGGGACTGAGTATGTCCCTGCGGCCGAGCAGCTCCCGGTAAGCGACGATTCCTCCCAACGCTTCCGGGAGCTCGAGGCCTGTCACCACCAGATAAAGGATGACCCCTCATGTCCAAACCTGTCGATCTCATTCCCGAAGACGTCAAAAGGCTTCTGACATCCCCCGCGTGCCTTCGTGGTCGTGCCTGGGCTCGTCGCAAAGCCGCCGAAGGCTGCGCTATCGAAAGCGACGACTACCGTTCGAATATTTCCGAAGCTACTCGTCTTGAGATCCTCGGCGAGATCGGCCAGGCTCCGAACGGTTCGGTTCTCGGATAAACGGAGGAACCATGTATTACTACCGTCACGTAAATGGTCAGGTGATTTCCAAGCCCGATGTCGTGGTCGATCCTGTCGGCCCCTATGTATATTTCAGTGGGCCCTTTGTCGTCACCTGGTGGCATGAAACCGATGAGGACCCCGATGAAGAACCTGAACGAACTTGATTATTTCCGGATCAAAACCGGTGACATCGTCAAATATTACGGCGGAATCGGCGATCATGAATGCGGAGCCTTTATCGTACCTTCACCCGTCGATCAAGCAGATCTCAAGATCATCGCCAGTGTCGGAGAAGGCTGGGACCACATTTCGGTCAGCCGAGCGAATCGGTGCCCTAACTGGCCAGAAATGGAATTCGTCAAACGCCTGTTTTTCAAGAACGACGAAGCGGCAATGCAGCTTCACGTTCCGCCTGGAGATCACATCAACGTTCATTCTCATTGCCTCCACATCTGGAGACCTCATGACGTTGAAATTCCCCTTCCACCCCCTGAATTTGTAGGATGACCATGGCCGAAACAACCGAAAAAGCGACTCGCATCCGTGAACTCAATGATGAATTCCGGGCGAATCCTCTCAAAACCGGACCCAACAATCGTGTCGTGTTTACGCACGGGGTTTCGTCCCGCAGCCACGAAGAACTTACGGAAATCCTTGAAATCGTTAAGTCATTCGGAACTCCGAACAACGAACACGGAACAAAATTCGACCACTCCAACGGTCCCTGGGAAGAACATGATTTTGGCGCGTTTGAATACGCCTACACCAAGTTCTTCTGGAAGATCGATTACTACAACAACGAATGCACGTTCGGATCAGACGATCCCGGCAATTCCGAAGTCACCTGCCGGGTCCTTACCGTTATGCAAGCATCCGAATATTGATTCTCGTGTTCGTTTGATGTTTCATAAACATCTCCTATCGAGACAAAGGAGAAAAACAATGGATGATATGCAGCGGCATTTTGCCGAGCGAGGCGTGAGATTTAGCCATGTGTAATATGTCAAAAACATGCGCCGATTGCCGTTGGATTTTCGGCGTTGCCGATGACCTGTTCTGCTACGAGCCGCTTGTCGGGAACGAGGTTTCCCCCGGCGATGCGTGCGAGGAATGGGAACCGTCCCCCAACGATACACCGGACCTTGATAAATGCCCGGTTTGCGGTGGACCCGCCGACAACGGGCATGATCGTTGCTTTCCACCCAACCCGTACTACTGCACCAAGTGCCAAGCGTCCGTTTGTGCAACAAATTTAGAAAAGGAAATCGAGAATGTGTGATCGACACAGTTTTAGCGTTACACGCGCCGGGAAAGTCCTGCACGGGTACGGCATCACCGACAGCCATACGACAATTCACGAATT